AACCTCAAACCTTAGTTGTATCAAAATATAATAATGTCCCAGATAATATTTCAGTTGGTTTTGATGCTGTAGAAGAAATTATTACACCGGAAATTGATACTTCAATTCTTGATAATGCTGCCGGTTCTCCCAACTATGACGCTCCTGGTGCACATCGTTTAAAGCTTGTTCCTACTCTAGTAACAAGAGCATCTAATACAACAGCAAATACAACTTCGTTCTTTTCACTTTGTGACTTCAAGAACGGTATGCCAATTTCGATCAAGAATGATCCGCAGTATGCAGCATTGGCTAAGGATACAGCTCGTAGAACTTATGAAACAAACGGTGATTACATCGTCAATCCGTTTCTTCTGAGCACAACAAATAAAATTTCGAATAACGTTGCAAATTCAACATATAACAGTATTGTTGCGTCACCTGGTATCGGTTACGTAAAGGGTTACAGAGTTGAGTTCATCAATAATAATACGGCTGACCTAAGAAAAGGTATTGACTACGCGACCGTTAATAATCAAATTGTAACTGCCACGTTCGGTTACTACATTAATGTAAATCAATTCTGCGGGGATTTTAATAATAAAAACGCTACACAAGTTGACCTACATAGCGTAACAAAAACCGCACTTGGTAAGAAAATTTTATCAGCGATCAATTACGTTGGTACGGCGACTGGTTACAGCAATAACGATGTAATTACAGTGTCCAACGGATTAGTAAATGCCACGGCGAATGTGTCAACCAATACAACCGGCGGATCTTTAACGTTTACTGTTACCAATTCTGGATCGTTTCCGTTAAATATCGCAGACAGCGACGTAATTGTAAAAATTGCTAATTCTTCTGGTGGTGTATCTGCTGGAACGGGAGCTACTTTTTTAGCTACTCTTGCAAACTCGCCTGGGACATTCCTAAACACTTCGTATTCTTCAACTACAAAAATTGGTACTGCTTATGTTCGTGGCGTTAGCTATGCATCAGGAACACCTGGAGTTGATGCTGTATACGAAATTTACGTCTTCAATATTCAAATGTCTGCGGGTCAAAAGATCTCTGATGCACGCAGCATAATCTACTCAAACGGTAGCTTGCAAGCTGTAGCAGACATTGTTCTTGATAAAGACTTCAGCGGCGTGAGCGTTGCCAAGGTTCAGGCTTCTAATGCAGAACTAATGGTCTATCCATTCGGCCAGAACGCTCTGCGACCAGAAGGGTTTTCAACTACAGCGCAATACGTGTATAGAAATAGAGTAAATTCAAGTTTCGTAGCAGCAAGTGGATCATTATCACTTACAATACCTGCTGTTGTGGGCACTGGTACTGAGTCGTTCAATTATGGTGTTGGGATTCTATCGCAAACTTCCGAAGCTTCATTTATTGTAATTCCAACTGCAAATGGATATAGTGTAAATAAAACTGCGAATGTTAATATAAGCGGCGTATCCGTAATAAATGCTTCCGCCACAAATACTGCATTCACAACCGATTATTCTGTCGGCGATTATATTTACGTGAACTCACAAATCAAACGCGTCGTTTCTATTGCTAGTAATACGTCGTTAACGGTTGATTCTGCATTTTCTGGTCCAGCGACTAATATCGCGCACCAAAAAATTTGGCCAGCTGGTGTTCCTATCAATTTTGCTTCGCTTTCAAGAACAATCAATATCACTTCCGGAACTACAGCCAACGTGGCTCTTGGTGAATTGAGCAATGCCGACTTTACGGCATCGGTTTACTTTGATACTCTACGTTCAAGCACTGTGCCGATCGCCAAACAAATAAAGAAGTCAACCTACATTAAGATTCAGGCGAATACGAACGCTGGTGGTGTCACGGGCCCGTGGTGTCTTGGTATGCCCGATGTAGTAAGATTGAATGCTGTTTACATTGATGAAACTGGTGGAACATATTCGAATACAAAACCTAATATTGTGGGATCTTTTAGTTTAAAGAATGGTCAACAAGATTCCTATTATGATCTTTCATATATTTCTTCTTCAAGACCTATTCCGCCAAATGCAACACTGTTAGTATCAGTAGATAATTTTGTTGCATCACCTTCTCAGGGTGTTGGTTTCTTTACGGCTGCTTCATATCCGATCGATGATGCTAATACATCAAATACTACCGCAATTCAAACTTATCAGATACCGCAATACACTTCAACAATCGGTACTACGGTTGATTTAAGAGATAGTATTGACTTCAGACCATACGCCAATAATACTGCAAATAATATTGCTACAATCGCAACGGCGACTATTAATCCTTCTAATACACTCACTTTACAAACATATGGAGCAGGTGGTGCCTATCTTGTATCGCCCGACTCGAATTACCAGTCAGTGGTTCAATACTATCTACCAAGAAAAGACAGAATTGCCCTGACTACAGGTGGTGAAATACTGGTAACTGAAGGTGAAGCTTCATTGGTCCCAGCACCGCCAAATGAAATTCCTGGTACAATGACTATTGGTTTTGCCACTGTATCACCGTATCCTTCGTTGACTCCAGCTGAAGCTAAGTCTTACAATCGTTATGATTATTCTATTCAAACGACAATGCTTCAGACTAAACGCTATACAATGGCGGATATCAACAAGCTTTCAAAGCGAATTCAGAATCTTGAATACTACACTTCTCTATCTCTTCTAGAACAGTCAACAAATTCATTGTTGGTTCGTAGCGATTCAACAGGTCAAAACCGATTCAAGAATGGTATCCTAGTCGATCCATTCAAAGATCACTCAATTGGTAATACTAATGATGGTACGTATAATATCTCGATTGACAGAAACAGTGCAGAAGCAAGACCAATATTCAATCAGATAACCGCAGGTCTTGAATTTGATTCTAGCGCTTCTACAGCTGTGAAAACAGGTGATCTAATCTTATTACCTTATACAGCCAATAACTTGAACCAAAGTCAACAGTTTGCTTCCAAATACAGAAATTGTATTGAAGGAAATATTTACAACTATCGTGGAACAATCATTCTCAATCCACCTGGGATTACCTTTGCGGATCTTCAACAAAAACCATTAATCAATGGAAGTATTGATAACTATACAAATTTTTGTGGTGTTGGAAGAGGTAGTAAATATGGAACAGAGTGGGGTAATTGGCGTCCTTTAGTTTCACAGCCACTAAACGATCAAATAAATCTAACCGCAAGTTCCCAATCAGCCGATAATTTCAAAACTACAACTACTTCGACTTTGACACAAATGCAAGTACAAGTCGGTAAATCATTTACATCACCCCCTGCAGATACTAGCATTAATAATGGTGAATATACTACGAATGTCGCAATACAAAGCTTTGTACCAACAACTGATGTATATTTCTTTGCTAAAGGTATGAAACCTAGTACGAATCTTTACGCGTATTTTGACGATATTAACGTAAGTATTTACAGTTTAAATCTAACTCCTTATGTAGGATCATGGACTAATTCTGGTGGTAATTTAATTGCAACTAACGGATCTTATGTATATGTTGCTTATGATGGTACGGTGTATTCTCATAATAATGGCTGGGGAGGTCAGCTGACTAGTGACATATATGGTAATGTATACGGAATATTTAAAATACCTTCAGGGGTGTTTAAAAGTGGTGAGTTAGAATTTAGACTTGCGGATATTTCCGACTTGACAGTAGGTGAAAGTGCAATAACAACACAAGCAAGTTATAGCATGTTTTGTTCCCCTCTTTCTGTGCAAAAACAAAAAAATGCGCCAACACCGGCAGTTAGACCACCGCGAGTTGATCCTGGTGGTGGTCCAGTTTCGCCAGGTGGGGGCGGGGTTCCGGTTACTGACCCGCCACCAACCCCAGAACGCGAACCATGGCTACCGCCATTTGTATACGGTTATGATGCAGATGGAAATGATGCAATTGTGGCACAACGATCAGAAGATGGATTGAGTTTTGTTCTAGTACCACTACCACCACCACCCTCACCAGTGGTGCCGGTTAATAATATATCAATTCAACCTGTTCAGGAACAAGCACCAGCGCAATCGGATCCAGTCCAACCGCCGACAGTAGCTGTAGAACCTGCGGCTCCTGTCACGTTCTGGCAAAACAATGGGCAAGCTGGCGATGGAACAGAATATTGGATCGAGGTGGAAGCTACGCCTGTTTCTGATGAATACATTTTTTACTCTTACGGCGACTAATTAAATAATTGTGTATATGATAAATATTAAAAAACGGAATAAGACGTAGATGACAAAACCGATTGCTCAAACTTTCATTATAAACGAACCCGAAAGAGGGGTCGATGCCGTTTTCCTAACAAAAGTTGATCTGTTTTTTAAAAGCAAATCAAGCACTTTTGGTGTTGAGTTACAGATAAGAGAAACCGTTAATGGTTATCCTTCAAGTAAAATAGTGCCGTATGGTTCCAAAACTCTTTACTCTTCGCAAGTGTATACGAGTGAAGATTCTTCAAAATCCACAACATTCACATTTGATACTCCTGTAGTTTTAAGAACGAATGAGCAGTATGCTTTGATTGTTGTTCCTGTCGGTGGTAATCCAGATTACAATGTTTGGATTGGTGCTTTGAGTGGGACTGATCTCGTAACAAATACACCAATTTATACAAATAATCAATTAGGTTCTTTGTTCGTATCCTCGAATGATTTAAATTTTACTCCGATTCAAAACGAGAGTATGAAATACAATCTTTACACTGCTCAGTTTACTGCTTCATCAGCAACTGCAGTGTTTAAAAATTCGGCGATTGATACGTTTTCTATTAACAGAGCGTATGGTGTGTTTTCGAAAGGCGAGCAAATTGTTGTTTCAAATAATGCTTTGAATATTTCATCATTAACCTTCGGCTTACCTAATTCTAATACGTTCACAGTTGGTGAGACTGTATTCCAACCAGCTGGGACTGAGACTGCTAACTTGACACAAGCTACTGCTTACGGTGTAGTGTTATTTGCGAATACTACAGCAGTTGTTATGGGTAATACATACGGTGCTTTTAATACTGCTAATACAGTTAGAAGTTATACATCAAATTCTGTCGCATCTGCACCGACGTCTGCAAATCAAACTGTTGTAACTACCTCGGCTTGTAATGTGATAACAGTACCAAATGCAAATACTACATTGCTAACAGATTTTGCTGTTGATAATTATATCTATGTTGGGGCCAATACAGGTGCTAATGTAAATGTTAGAAAAATCACTTCTGTTTCAGCTGTATCTAGAACTTTAACACTAGATTCAAATGTTAATTTCACCGATACAAATGCTATTATCGGTAGAGTAAAAGCCGATGCTGATCTTAAAGGGTATTTTAATTCTTTGACGTTCGGCTATAACGGTGTGTTAAGTATATACAATGTTTCTTCTAATGGAACACAGAATTTTGCTAGTAGCAACGGTCAAATTCTAATCGGTGTAACAACCGGTGCATCTGCTCAAATTAATAAAATTCTCGACTCGAATTACCAAAGCGTAACAAGTCAACTATCAAATATATACCCAAATCAAACAGATATAGTATTTGGTTTCAAAGGAACTGATACTAACAGAGCGGTTGATTCTTCTTACACCGCGATTGATAGCGACATACCTTATGAGTTTATTGATAAACCTAGAATGTTGATGTCAAGAAGTAATGAATACGCGTATTTGAGTGGCAATAAATCACTCGCAATTTCTGCTTCTTTGAGCAGCGCCAATACAAAAATTAGTCCATACATCGATACTGTTCGTAATCTAGCCACATTGACTGACAATGTCATTTGTAAAGAATCTGAATTGTCGGGTTACAGAATTGCTTACAGTAACAGTAATATAAATTTTTATGCTGGTGATATAATTCAGCAAGCAAATGCAACGGTTACAACAAGCGGTG